AATGGATTCCCATTAGTTCTAGCCCAAAATCCATCAGCCATCCTAATAAGTTGATTAAAATAAGCCTTCTGTCTTTCCTCAGCTCTTTTCAAAAGATTAGCATGTGTCTCACGAATTTGTTTTAATGAGAACTCACCTGGAATCCAAAATATTCCCGGCATAACATCTGGAAAGGACACTCCTAATAGCCCCTTACAATAATCAGTAACCACTGAATCAGCCACCTGAATCGAACTATTAGTAATCTCCAATAATGGCTGTTCTTCATCAATTTCACGCCACCATGAAGCACTGCCTACCACTAGAATAGATGGTTCTTTAACACTACCAGCTTTCATTTCATAAACAGATGGTGTTATAGTAGATTTAATTTCTTTAATATCCTTTGGATAAATAGATACTATGGTAGACTTATCCATAGGATTCAGTTCTGCACGAATAGTTTGACGACGAATCTGATTCATTGCCAGCGTACCAGTACTCATTTATTCACCTTTTCATAATTACGAGGAACGATAATAGACTCACCTGTTACGTAAGTCGTACCTTGTAAAGAGGATTGTTCACCAAAAAGTTCTTCTATAATACCATCTACTCTTTTACGTTTAGCCTCTACTTCTTTTTCAAGTGTATTCTCAGGGTCTACATATTTAGTGAGTGAATGGTTGCTATATTGGACTGAATAAATAGTATCAATGACAAACTTAGCTGCTTCAAATTTAGGTGGAAGGTAGTTACCTTTTTTATCCTCAAATACCCAGATTGGTTCATACGATACTCTAGTAGCAGGTAAGTCATTCTCATTATATTCTGGAATAACCACTAACCTTTCTAATACATACTTTTCCTGTATCCATTGTCTATATTTAGGAACTTCACGTACTTCAGTAACTGTTCTTAGATATAGTCCACCGGGCGTGATATCATCGTATGTTCCTAAACGTTTTTCAATCTGGTCCTCGGACCAAACTATTCTCCATATTGGTATTCCACTTATAGAGTCAATACCAAAATGATTAACTAAATGTTCATTTAGAGTTTCGATGGTTTCTGTGAGTTCCATATGATTATTAAGTGCCGGTTTTAACTGAATCCATAAACCGGCAAAAAGGAAGTAAATTAGTATCCAGTCGGCACAGCCAAGTTATCGATATATGACGTAGCAGCAGGATTATTTACAAACACCTGCATACCAACAGTCATATAGAAAATATCTGCTGCCGATACACCACCATTTGAGGAACGAATTTCAAAAATCTTACGCCCATCAGATGTGTAGAAACCAATGGGAAGAATTTCTGCACGTCCCCAAACTTCATCGCTTACAAAGTCAATTCTCTTTTTATCCCAACTATAAGAGGGACTATCAGGAGCGCCCGCAAATGACATGCGCTCAAAATACATATCCAAGCCTTCTTCTTTAGGCTGTTTTTGGATATAAGAAACTGCCTGACCAATTTCCTCATAGGCCTGTTTCTGACAAGGATGTAGCCAAGCCTTTGGTTTAAAGTTATTTTCCATTCCAAGTCTATTACCAATCTTATTGAGGCAAAGTCTAGGCAATGGCAATGCTAGTGAATTACCCCCACCATTAACACGATTAGAACGAATTTCAGGCGTAGTCGCACGACTAAAACCAAGCCATGTACCTACAGCAGCATTTGAATGATGATATGGCACACCATACAAACCGGGCAATGAGTTAGGCGAAGTTAGACCATCAACAACCAATACACTACCACCGGGAATTACCAATGGTGCTGTTGATGTAAGGTCAATGGTATTGTTTTCCACATCATACAATGTGACAAGACCCTTACCTACAAGAGTAGTTTTAGCAGCATTAAACACCTGAAGTGTTTGACCATAACGAACTAGTTTCGCACCAAATCCATCAGCATTCATTACAATAGTATTGACATTTCCAACCGCTGTTGCAGTACCAACTACACCAACAGTACCGCTACCATCTTGCATAAGCTGATTATCTAGTTGCTTACGCATTTCATCCAACGCAGTAGCAGTAAGTCTTTTAACACCATTAGTGATAGCTTTTCTATCACTATCAGTGCTCCATTGAGTAAGCTTAGTATATTCGATATTCTCAGAAAGGAATACCGCAGATACTACAGCCTTATCCCAAGTTGGCCCACCACCTCTACCCAAATCACCACCATTAGCATCAAAATATTGAAAACTACCACCGGGACGAAGTTCCAATGGAAGTCTCATTTGACGATTAGAGATAGTCTCAACATCACGTTTCTTGATGTTGGAATAAAACTTATCATCACGTTCAAACAAAACTCGAATTTTGGTAACAACCTTTTCGAGTTCAAGTGCAGAAACTTGTTGTTCAACTACAGCCATTGTTCACTCCTTAAACTAGTCCTCAGACATTAGATATTCTAAAGATGACATCTTTGATGGGACTTTACCTTTAGAATCTTTTGAATCGCGGCCACTATTAAAGGAGTGTGGCTTCTCATTTTTGTTATTACCGTTGCGCGAGGCCGTCTTATCCTCAGTCTTATCATTACCAATTCTTTTACCAGTACCTCTCAAAGCTTCATTTCGGGCCTTTTTAATGACTGAAGGCAACAGTGTTTTAGCTTTGGAGATAAAAGCACCACGTATTCTATCCATAGATGTAGTTGAGAAATCATCAGCAATAGCTTTTTCCCATAGTTTATCAACTAGTATTCCAAATCTCTTGTCACGGTCAATAGCTGTTTTAAGTTCGTCAAATGCATCTTTAGAAGCATTCTTACGAACATATTCACTCATAGATTCTTTAGGGTCAATATTAGCTGAAATAGTATTACGTAAAACTCCATTTACACGTTCACTTAATCCATGATTAGCACTCTCTATTTTACGTATATTAAATTGTCTTTGTTGTTCGTTTAGTTCTTTTTCTTTAGTTGTTACTTTTGTATCTTCAGGAAGTGTATCTGAAAGTAATGATGGCGGTACAAATGTGGATGATGCAAATACAAATTGATTAAGGATTTGAGCAGCGGCCTCAAGATTATTATTCTTAGAAGTCCTAGCTTCATTAACCATTGCAACAATAGTATGCCTAATAGTATTTCCAATTACATGATGATATGCCTTTTCATCTACTCGGCTTAATGTGGGAAGATAATCATCAACGAGTTTAGCAAATGCTTTAGTATTACCTTTAGCAGCTCTTAGTAAATTTTCAGTTTTACCATTTTTTAAATCATTCTCAACTTGGTCTAATGTTTTAGACTTCTCTACAGCCTCTTTAGCATCATCAATAGTGGGTAACAGTTCTGTATATTTCTGTTCCCTGTAGTATGCTTTTTCAAGATATGGAAAATCCTTAAATACGTTAGGATACTTAGCTAGGATTTCTTTACGTCTAACTGGTGTAACTAATTCTAAATCTTCTTCTTTAGGTTCTTTAAGTTCTAGCTCTATCTCATCTAGTTCATCATCATCATCTTCAATAACTTCGTCTTCGTCCTCATCATCTTCCTCAATTACTTCATCATCATCTTTATCATCTTCTTTAGATGCTTTAGCTTTTTTAGACTTATCTGTTAAATCTATAGGTTCATCTTTAGCTTCAACATCCTCATTTAAAAATTCGATGATATCTTCCTTCCCCATATCACTGGATGGAGCAGTATTACCACCACCACTATTAACAGGAGAATCAGGAGGATACTGAAAGTTAATTAATTTACTGAATCGTGGGAACATTGGCATCTCCAGTTATAGGTGTCTGAGTATTTTGTTTAGGTTTGCTATTAGGTGCAGATTGTTGACCGGGATTAGGATTACCATCTCCCGAATTACCTTCAGATGGTTTATTGGTAGATACTGATTGCTGTTCCATCTGCTGTTGTTGCATAGCAGCCATTTGTATTTGTTGTAAGTGCATTTTACCATGTAGTAATACGTTACGATAACCTTGTTCATTATCAACTTTTGCTTGCCTACCTATTTCACTACATATCCATTTTCTACAACATTCAAATTCTATATTATGATTATCAAATACCGGGTCAATTTCAACTGAGCTTATCTCAGGATTCATCATATCCCCAGTTTCGATGGGCATAGAATTTAGTAATATAGTAATTTCAGCATTTTGTTTAGTAACATCATCTTCACCGGGTACATAGAATTCTGGAATACCTAGTGATTCGTGAATAAGTCTACGATTTTCAGGAGCCGTGAGAATTTGTATAATTTCAGGATTACTGTTCTGTAACAATTTCTCAATAACATCTTTACGTGCTGACCATGTAAGAGGGAGAGTATCACCAGC